ATCACCTCAACGGTGCCGCCTGATCCTGCACCTGCACCGATACCGTTGACTTCATCGATGATGACTTTTCCGAAGGTGTATCCTGATCCACCCGAAGTAACGGTAGCAGATACAATCCGCCCACCATCAACAACAAGCGAAACACGCCCGCCAACGCCATCACCTTTAATGGGGACATTTTCATAAGTGCCATTGTTATAACCTGCACCAGACGAAGAAATAATAACAGTATCAATCTCACCACCGATTGCATCAGACACCACAGCGGTGTCGCTCAGCACTGGCATGTATTCGTTGGAGAAGAATTTAAGGACTAGACCAACAGGGATCGTATACATATACTTCCAACGGTAACCATCAGCAGTTGTGATAATGCTAGTGGAGGTGCCAGTAGGCTCAACAGTAGAAGGTTTACCGTTAGGATCAGAAGGAGATGTCCCGTTGTAAATGCACTTGTAAACTTGATAGGACGAGTTAACAACGTAGAAATCTGCGTCGTAAAGTTTCGTAGCACCCGACGATGCCGTTTTGGTTGCGCTGTAATCATGGCGATACATATCATAAACATAACCCAGACCACCAGTGGTTTGCTCTGGGGGAATCCAGTCAGTACGACGAATGACTTGGATGGTGTCATTTGCGAGGACACGCTTCATGGAGATCATGTCAGCGAAGTCATCACTAAACTCTTGGAAAGAGTCCACGGGGTCTGGCGCTGCATTCTCGTTATCCCATGGTTGGGGACGACCAATGAAAACGTACAGACGGTCACGACTACTTCCAGCATCGTTATCAGACTGAGCAGGATCAGGACCTTGCAGAGACTTGATAAGTCGGCTGGCAGTAAAAATTCTAAATTGGTCGGTTAGTAGCGCCATTTGTTACCAATTATCCTATAGATTTATTTATGGGGTTAATACTCGCCCTCATTTCTGAGGAAGGTGTTATACTCCACTGCGATGATTCTTGCTTGAGCACCAGAGGAGTTTCCGTTAAGTTGCTCACCAGGAGCAAACTTATATGTTGGGTCATTATCTTGAATAGACTCAACGTCCAGATAGAATTGACCAGACTTAGGTCCAAGTCTTCTATTTGTAGTTGTTGCTGCAATACCAGATGTCTGTCCAGTCACAATTTCAGCACCACCTGCTGTAGGAATGTTAAACAGAGTGGCAGTTATATACTCAATGGTAATAACTGCTCTAGAAACGTGTGCATCACCATCTCCCAGAGCACCTGCAGCCTGGATAGTAGCAACCAGTTGGTTAGGACTACCATCGTAGATCTGATCACCTACTTGGAAGAGCGTGGTGTTGGTGCCACCTAATTCTTCCTCAATACCATATTTAGACGAGGCAATGCCCCCATCTAGATTGATCTGGTTTTCATAATCTGTGCCAGTGTTAAGGAGATCAGGAATACCGTCCCCAAACTGCTGCACACCATTAGCATCTGTAAACTCTTCATCATCATCCTCAAACCTTCTGTTTTGAATGAGTGACAAAGGAGATGTAAATGCAACAATATCTTGACCTTCTGCTTCAACCAGAGTATGTGGTGCAATACCAGTTCCTGTAGATCCAGATGTGCCTGCAAAGAATGCAATAATCTTAGATTTTTCGTTTGATCTACCAGCATCAATAAATGCCAGCTCATCAACCTCGAAAGTCAGATAGAGTGCTCTCTCAACAGGATCCCAGTCATAAACGATAGCAACTCTGTTAGTTGCAGATTCAACGACACGTCTAACTTTGTCAGTAACCTGGAAAGCATAAAGTGTTTCATTAGTGTTGGGATCATTCTGTAATGTGTCAAGAATGACCTTCTGATCAAAGCGGAAGTTTGTGCCTCTATCACATCCAGTAAATGATGTGGCAGTTTTACCTGTATATCTAATAACTTCTCTACCGAGAAGGACTTTACCAGATCCAGGATAAGGTGCAGTTGACTCAAGATGAATGGTTTCATCACCTGTAGTCACGTCTTTCAGAAGACCTGACAAGTTATAAACAACAGAGTTTAGAGACTGTCTGTTTCTTGCAGTTTTAATTAAGTTTGTGTCTCTGGTAAAGATTACCTGAGGAGCATTAACATAACCATCACCACCTGCCAAGAGGTCAATAGTTGTGATACTGCCAAGATTGATAAATGCTTGAGCACTAGCACCAGATCCACCACCACCAATAATTTGAATTAGAGGTGGGTCTTCAAAAAATTCACCAGCATTGGTAAGTGTGATTGCAGTAACTTTACCGAATGGGTTGACGCCAGCAACACCAGTTGCACCAGATCCACCACCACCTGAGATGATGATATTAACGTCTTCCTCTGTATAGTTTCTGCCAAATTCTTCAATAGCGAGACCTGTGACCAGACCTGTAATAGGCACCAACTCAGATCCAGATCCGCCACCACCTTTAATTTCAGCATCAGCAGCAAAATACTCATCACCAAATTGAGTCATCTGAATGAAATCAATGGCACCACTACCATCATCTTTCAGGAAAATCTTACCGTCTGCAGGGACAGACGCATTTTCATCAGTAATTTCCAAACGCAAAGGATCATACCCTTCGCCTGGGTCTAACACCTCAACAGCAGTGATCTCGCCAGTGGCACCTTCAATGACTGGTCTAAGCACAGCATCCCTAATAGGTGTGCCACAATTTTCAATACGAAGTCTAGGTGGATCGGCAGGGTCATACCCACTACCTCCAGCAGTAACATAGACTTCTCTTACCCCGAATATACTATTAAATACGGGGAAGATAGCGGCACCAGATCCAGGGACTGTTCTTGGCATTAGACAACTACGAGATTACCGACCATCCCACTGTGGATGGTGCATTGATAGACATATGTTGTGCCTGCTGCAAGAGTCATAGGCACGGTCCAGTATTGGACACCATTCTGTGCTCCACTCACACCAGCAGTAACTGCAGATCCACCATTTGATTGTCTCAGTGCAAATGGGTGAGCATTACCAGTGGTATTGTTAAATCTATAAGTGAAACCACGATAGACATAGATTGTTGGATTACCACTACCATTCCAACCATTATTACTGAAGTTATAGCCACTACCTACGCTTCCACCAACCTCAAAACCAACTGCAGGAGTTGCAACTGCTTCTAACTCTCCACTTGTATTGGTAATAAAATTCTGATTTTCTGATAGAGTTTGACCACTAGCAAGATACAGATCAGCAACAATAGAAACTTGGTTTGCAGTTGCTGTGGTAGTAATACCGTTTCCACCAGCAACTGTCAAAGTTGCAGTGGTAGATCCAGCAGTAGTGCTGCCACTGTCACCAGCAAAAGTTGCAAAAAGATTTTGGTCAGCGTTAGGGGAATCGTTAGTGATCGTCAGATTATCACCAGAAACAGCAGTGGAGATCCCAGTGCCACCGATAAAGTTAATAGAAGTAGCAGTAGAATTAGCCGTCTTCGACCCCGAGTCAGAGCCGATAACAGAGAAGAGGTTTTGATCTGCATCTCCCAACGTCCCCGTCATGTTGATTGTTAAGGTATCTCCAGCAATAGATGTGGAGATGTTAGTGCCGCCAGCAATAGTAAGCACGTCAGTAGGAGCACTCGCAGTAGTAGACCCCGAATCAGCATTGATACCTTCAAATAGATTTTGTGTAGTTGCACCGCCGCCACCAGACGCTGTAGCATCATTGTCTGGATACCAGTTGCTATTAGCAGAGGACCATTTGAGGACCTGACCATCAGAAGGACCACCGCCGACTGACATGTCAACGTCAGTCAACTCGCCAATAGAAGAAGTTGTATCAATAAGTTGAATCCAAGCTCCATGTGCAAAGTATCCATGTCCTGTGTCATGGACATGAGCAAACATACCGTGGTGTGTTGCCACATCAGGCAGGTCAGTTAAGAGAGGATATGGTGCAGACCACTTAAGAAATCCGTCATCACCATCAACATATGCCAGTGCGCTACCAGCACCACCACGCCAGAATTTAATATCACCACTACCATCAGGTTGGATGTTGATATCTCCATTACTTTCAGACACAATTTTATGTGTCTTGACGTTGAGGTCTGCACTCAGTGCATCAAAATGTCCCTCAGCAAATTGAGATCCATTCCATTTCAACACTTGCCCTGAGGCAGGAGTGCCGACATTCACCAACAGGTTGGTGTCATTACCAAGAGCGGTATAGATTTCGTCAATAACGCTATTCAGTTTGATAGCACCATCTCTGAGACTATCACCTGTCCCGTCGTTTGCTGACGCTCCAATACTAAGATTCTGCTTTGCCATGGTTGGTAGATTTCTACAGTGTTATTTAGGTGCCATCGAAGGTTTGTGCCGTAGAGTCAAGAGTACTCTGCGTGCTATCGAATCTATTAGAAGTAGATCCGCTGCCACCACCAGATCCAGTAACAGTCAATACTGCTGCCTGTGAATCAAGAGGTGAGTTTTCTGCCTGGGTTGGGACTCCCAAAGGTCCAACGATACGACAACGGAATCTATATCCCGTCATGTATCCTAAGGTGCTGAGAGTGTAAGAGTTTGTGGTTGCGCCTGTGATAGCAGCAAATGCGAAACCACCATCTGTGGACCGATACCACTGATATGCAATAGGTCCGTTTTCTGGAGTAATCGCAGCCTGTACAGTAAACGTTGCCGTCTCGCCAGGATTTGTTGTTGCATTCTGAGGTTGTTGTGTAAACACCAGAGTTGCAGCAGGGGGTGGTGTGCCACCGTCTCCACCGCCACCGCCAGGAGTTGTTGGTGGTTGTAATGTAAAGTTTGTATTGATAGTCTCTCTAGTAGACTTTCCAATCATGTATGGAAACTCAGGAGCATCAATATCTTCTGGGTCTACAGATAAGAAATATGCATATGTGCCATTCTGAAATTCTGGTGTGATACAAAATCTACCGTTATGGTAGTCAAGGTCACCAGTTGCCTCTACATACTCCCAGTCTTCGACCAGTGCCCCTGCAGGAGGGTTTTGGATAGTATTACCATAGTCAGGTCTCCCAGCCGCTTCAACTGATTTCGTTGAATAGGAAGATGACATAATTCTAGGACCACTCAGATTATCCCAAGGCGAATCATAAGCATAAGGTCCGTAGATGGGGAATCCATCAAACGCAATACCAACGATCTTAGAATGACCGTCAGGATGTCTTAGGTTGTCACCATTATATTGTGTGCTTCCATAATAATCATTGTATCCCGCCATTGCTGATCCCTCACGCCAGCAATCCAGGAAGTGGGTATCGTGATAGTGATACTGTCCGTTTTGCTCAGGGTGTCCACCACAATCATCATCACCAAAATCTACAGGAGATTGTGGGTAGTGAGCATTCCAACTGAATCCTACTGGCGGGTTGCCACCATTACCCGCAGAAGGGTTAAACAAAGCAACGCCGTTAGCGGCAATGCCAATAGTGCCAAGCGGAGTTGCACTTCTCCCATTTCGTTGATCATAGTATTCGTATGTGCCTGTTGTAAGAGACTCTTGGTCTCTCATGATGAGATCAAGTCTATCAGATGTTGC